CAAAAGAATATCTTTCTCTTGCTTTAAATCTCATGTTTCCTGTATCAAAATCAGCTTCCATGTTTGTGGATAGCGAAGTTCTTTCAAAATGAATCATTCCGCGTGGAGCGTCTGTCATCACAAAGAAAGCGTCTGAGTCGGTCAAGAAATCATTAACGGCATAACCCTCTGGAAGCATTCCCATTGAGCGCATAGCGTTAGTGTCATTGTCCGCTGTACCAGAACGAAGATTAGAAACCATTATTCTTTCAGCAATAAATTGAAGCTGACGAGGAATAACAAGTTTCATACCGCGTAGTGCTACTTTAAGACCACGTTCGTCAACAAACCCAGCAATATTTATTAACGCATCTTCAAGAGAAGTTTCGTTAAGATCTGCTGCTGTACTTGGTTCGTTAGCAAACGTGCCACCGTTAGTTAAAGGATGAGACGCATCACATAGTGCAACTCCGTCACCGCCAGCTGATGTTCCAGCTGTAAATGCGTTGTTTAACACTGCTGCGGCTTTCACCTGTTTAGTGTGTGCCATTGATCGAGCGAGTGCACGAGTATAACGAGAAGATAGACGATCATAGAGATTATCCTCAACTGCTTCCTCTGTAATAGAGAACGCAAGTGCGATTGTCTCATGATTGTATCTCGCCGTATATGCTTCGTTAGCATCGTCGAAATTAACAGCGGAACCCTCCGACTTAGTCGGGGCGGCTCCAAACCCAGATAACATTACTTCTTCTTCAAACGCTCTGTCTGAAGATTCAGTAGTGAAAATCTCTGAGTGTTGGTTCTCGTACCTGGAGTACTCCATGCCAAATAAGGCATTGAGACCAGGCTCTAGCTCTTTCGCTAGTTGTGCGCGTGATATAGCCATTGCTTAGTCTCCTATACGCCAGTTGTAGAAACAGTGGCCGCTACAATAGAGCCAGTAGGCGCATTGAAGTGGTTGTTTATACGAACGATTAGTGGGATACCAGCAGCAGTGAAGTCAGAATTGTCTGGATCATCTTGGATGCCCATAATTCTTAACGCCAATGTGTTGGTGGTTGCGACTGTATTCAAGTCTGCTGTTGCAGACGAAATACCAGTAGTTGTAGAACCACTGTTACCCGTAGCAAAAGCAATGTTTGCGAATACAGATGTACGAACTTCCGCTTCAGTGTTCTGTCCTGCAACAACGTTAGATGTTGCAATCGTGAACAATTGATTTGGATCATCGTACAAGAAGGCTTTGACAGGGAATGTAGAATCCGCGCCAGAACCAGGCCAATAGTTTGAAAATATTGTTTCACCAGTAGTTGAAGAAACGTACTCACAACCTCCGAAAACTCCTACAATAGCGACGTTACCACCAGCCGCAGCTTGTAGATCGTCAATGACACCCGCAGCGAGCGGTATAACCGCCATGCCTTGGAATATTGGATTAGAGTTATCAGAAGCTATGCGATATTCCGTCATCCCGGTAGAGTTGGTCGATTGACCAATTTTTCCCATCGGTCGGAGACCGAAGGAACCGTTAGAATTTGCCATAATAAGCTCCTATATAGCAGTTGAAATTATTCAGTGTCGCGGTCGCGTCCACCGAAGCTCACTCGACTTGATCTCCTATTTTCAATAGGCATTGAAGGGTGTTGTTCCTTCATCAAGTCTTGATCCACAGCTGTCATTTGATCACGGGTCCGATCCCGATAATAAGCGGTTCTCTCATGTACTGTTTCTTCAGGTATTCTAGCAAGCATAAGCCCACCGTTACCTATTACCCCAGCATGTTTCCCATCCTCGATAGTAGCAAAGTCAGAATTTGGATACTCATCAGCTCTTACGGGTTCCCAACCTTCACGCAACTTTGCATGAACGTTCATGGAATCGTCGTCACCTCTAAGGGATGTCCTAATCCAACGATGTTGATACCCAGGTTTGGGATCTGGGGCTTCTAGCCTGCTTGGGGGTGCCCAAGGTTTTCTTCGTGTAGTAGTTTCACGAGTTTCTTTTGACCGTTCTGTTCTGTCTGACATTATCTTTTCCTCAATCTTTGACATACTTAGCGTACTCCTCTAAAGGAACCCCAAGTTTTTTAGCAATCGCGATTTGCGAGGGTGATAACTTGACGGTCCTGCGCCCGGTTTTTGTTGTGCGGGATGCGGAAGTATCAGCCGATGCGACTCTGGCACTTCCCCCGTTTTTTCGACCAGCGTTAAAACGTTGTGGAAACTCGGTTCTCATACGCTTGTCAATCTCACTATAGTACTCATCTGCTTGCGGGTCAAACCCTTCTTCTTCAACAAGCTTACGATGAATACCAAAAGCGGCATAAGTCATGACTTCATCCTGACCAAACCACTCGTTTTTTTCTGCCCAACCTTCAGCTTTTGGATCAGCTTTTGGAGCTGGAGCCTGCGCTGCTGGGGCACTTGCCTGTACTTGTGTGCCGCCCTCAACTGGAGCTTTCTGCATTTTTGTCTGATCTTGCCGCTGTTTTGCTAGTCTATATCTTTCCTGCTCGATAGATATTTTAGACAAAGCACTTTGCGCCTCAAACATTTTATCTACATCGCCAGACTCATGGGCATCGCGATAAATATTCTTTGCTGTTGCAAGCTGTGACTCTAATCGGGTGCCGTATTCATTTAAATAACCCTTGTCTAAACTTGTTAGCCGTTCTTTTAATTTATCGTTTTCCTGTTTTACAGTCTGAGCAAACCGAACAGCTTCTTCTCTGTCCCGTTCTTCCGTTCTGTATTTGTCTGTTAACGTTTTAATCCTTTTCTGAACCCGCTTACTGTAATCATCAAGTTCTTCAGGATTTTGTGTGTCTTCTTCTGATACCACCACTTCAGCCGTAGTGGAATCATGATCCGATTCAGAGTTAACCAAAGTTTTAGTGTCCTCAACTGTGACTTCAATTTCCTCATTTTCATCTATAACTTTCTCTGCTGCTTCAGCCATAATTAGTACCTCAAATGTGTTTTATGTCATCAGGTTCAAATATTTTAGCAATAACCTCATCGTCATTGATAATTCGAACCTCGCCACCTTCTATTTTAAATCTTGACCCAGCATATCTTCCGATACACACCCATTCACCTTCATTACACCAAGGTTCTGGATTATCTCCAAACTTATTGGGATCAAGGTATGCTAGGGGGCCAACTTTTAAAACATAGGCTACTACAGTCGCCAACGCTTCGCGTTCACGAATGTGATCTGGTACTAATAAACCACCGTCTGTTTTCTCTCTGCCCTGATAAGGCATTACGAGAACTCTCCAACCAGTAGGCTGCGGAAGTCTATCTATTAGGGGTTTTTCAATTAAAGTCGGATCCAAGATCTTTTCTTTAGGATCGACGTATGCGCTGTTAACGTCTACAGAGGCTGCGCTCTTTGCTGCTTTCTCCGTTTTAATTTTCTGCGCGACATGGTCAGGAACGTATAAGGTCTTCGACATCGTCTGCGTTGTTCTCCAGCAAGGACTTAATTTCATTTCTAGTAAGAGCGAGTCCTTGTGCCTCTCCTACCAAATGGCGGTACTGTTCGTAACTTTGAACACCTCCGTTTATCAACACCGTTGAGATATCATCTTCACGCTGTTGAAGCTTCTTATATAGATGTTTTGCAAAGTCTACAACATCCATTATAAAATATCTTTATAATCTCTATCAACAATCGGTCCACCAGAAGACCAGCTGTTGCAAGTTTTTGCTGATGCACACACAAACTTCCATATTTGACAGTAACCTAAATCACCAGAGTCATCACCAATACACTCTAACATTTCTTCGGTTTGGTTGTATGAAGCGCAGTTTCCACACACATCCAAACCAAAAGTTTCGCCGTAATCAGCAGATAAAACTGCTTCTTCTTTGTTTTCAGCGTTTATATCTGCATCTTTTGTGGCAATAGGACAAGAAGGCTCACCATTCTCCCCTCGATTAATCTTATCGACAGGAATAGATCCATCAGGAAGAATGCTGATCATTATAGTTGTCATTAGTATGTACCGCTAAACTTTCTGCCGCTTGTAGCAATCCCGCAACCTTTGCCAGAACTTACATTCCCACCGTGACCATACTTAACCATGCCACCGCCCATAAATGTTTGACCGCGTCCTCTTCTCATTCTTTTTTTGATAGCGTCCGCTTCATCCTTAGTTGGAGTGCTTTCAGTTTCTGATTCTAGTTGACGGTCAATAGCGTCTTGAATTGCTTGAGCAGACATTGTTGCTCTAATGTCATCAGCAATGGACTCTAACATGTCTTCCTCAACCACATACGCAGGCATTGCACCGCGTGTAACTTCACCACCGTCAGCATATTCATAGTCAACCATGCCACCGTCCCTCATAAAGCCCATATTATTACGAACTTTTTTTGGAAGCTTTGCCAGCCCTGGGTTCTTCATTGCATCAACTTTTTTCATCATAATACTTCTCCTGGTTTTCTAATCAGTATCAAAGTTTTAATTTACAATCAACCTTAACGGTTTTTCCTCAACTTAGCAAATTGGCGTGATCCAAACCAAAAACTAATAATAGAAGTAAACAGTAGGTTCGTGTCGTCGTTCCAAATAGCTTGCGCTGCTTCATTAAATGTAACGCCTGTACTCATAGAGTAAAACAATCCGCTGATTTTTACAGTCAGAAACAAACCCACAAATAAATATGTTACAACTGGTCGTACCGATCCTGATAGAGCTGCTGCAAATCCAGATTTAGCATTTGCCGCCGCCATACTTTTATATATGCCCTCCGCTTCAGCAATGTCCGCCTTGGCATCTAGCTCATCTAACTTTAAAGAAGATAGCTGCGCCGCGTACTTACCCTTTGCCTCAAGCATCTTAAGTTCTTGCGCGTCTTTTTGTTTTTGTTGAAACAAATCAAGGATACTTGGAATGATAGAAGTACCAAATCCTAGTGCTGCACCTAATAGTGATAACATATTGTCCTCCTATTTTAATTTAGTTTTAGATAAGGCTGTAGCCCCCATAAAACCAACGACAACTCCTAACTGAGCTACAATAAATGTGTTTAGGAAACCTGACGCGGTGGCCACTCTGTCTATAGCCACAACTGGAGTTAGTAAAACAATGACCGCAACAATCGTTACAACCATTGCAATCCACGCCATCATACGTTGCGTGTCAGCTAACTTATCTTCGTTCTCCAGACGTATCCAACGTTCATGACGATCCATCTCGTCATCAGTAATAACACCATCACCATCAGCGTCCGCCATTGCGTACTTACTATTTTCCTGTAGTTTTTTACCCATTTCTTAAATAATCCCCGCTGAATCTAAAATCACTAATGTAAAAAGTATGTTCATAACAATAATCATAGCTTAACCTCCTCAATTAGACAATGGATTGTCAAGAGCCTCTTGCAAACGCTCATTTAACTTATCTTCAAGCTTAGTCATATCTTCTTCTATTCTTTTTTCTACTTCTCGCATTGTATCACGAACATCCTTCTCTGTCTCCCTATTTAGAGTTTCAACTTCTCTTATGGCAGATGTCACATCTTTTTGTACTTGGTTCATTTCATTAAGAACGTCTTCTAACACTAAGTCTATAGATCCTTGTGTAGTCTTTATACGCTCTGAAGATGTCTCAATCTTCTTCTCCAACTTATCAATGTATCCCTCTAGTTTAAGCAGATCATCTCTAAGGTTGTTCTTAATGTCTCTGGTGTAGACAATAGCGTCATCCAGCTTTGTTAAAACCAACTCGTTTTGAGCTTTGATCTCATCTATGTCTATTTCTTGTACCACTTCCCGTAGATCAAGATAATCAAAGTAAAACTCGTAGCCTACATATGCAGAGCCAGCCAGTGTGCTTAATGCTGTGACTGCAATTCCGATTTTGCCAAAGCCAGAAAACTTTACGCCACCTACCTCCATTTCAGCCATAATCTTCTCCTTACTCGAACGCCAGCTCTCGTAGCTTATTAATTTCTTGTTTTAACTTCATTACTTCCAACTGCTTCTTCTGTAGCTCCAGCTCATAAAGCCTATTGCAATCTATCCTAGACTTGGCTCTTTTGCCTAACGGTATCGTAATTTTGCTGTAAATGCCAATATCTCCAGTCTTTCCACTATTTTCTATTGTACCGCCCTGAATGATACTCGTAAGGCCAAATTCAATATTTGTGGCAGATCCAATGGCATTGCTGCAATCCAAATCCCCTGATCTAAAAGAATCTGATTGATAGTTTGTACCAGAATTAGGTAACGATAAACTCAATGAGTTTGATGTTGAGTCTGCAAAAGCAGACTTTGCAACCATTAATAATACTAGAAACCATATTCTCATTTAATTTATTTTAGAACAAATCCTCGACGCTATTTGACTAATTTGTTCCTCTCCCTTGAGTATTTTTGAAATTGTACAGATATATTGTACCCTGTCTAAGTCTTCATTTCGCACATACACCTCAAACGGATATCTCTTGGTGTAACGCACCTTTATAAGTTTTGAAGTTGATGCAAATGGAATTTGCTTCCAATCCGCAGTAAACACACCAATCTCAAAATAAGAAATTTCACTTCGCCTGTTAAAAAGAGACATC